AATTCTCAGTCTTCCACGATGCGTACTGTGGGTCAAGAGGCGACCACGGGAAGCCTCTATCAGACATACCCTCACGACGAAAGTTGTCTCTATGGGACTTTTGTAACTCCTGCATGACCCAGCGTAATACTGGCCTAAAATCACGAGAACGACGAGTCATAGCAGCGAACTTGCGCTTCAAAGCGCTGGTATCAACCTTGACGGTCATATCAGGCCACCCTTACTCTTCGGTACCTCTTAATGCTCATGAGTTCACGCTCGCTGAACCCAGTCTCTAAAGGAGCGACATTTCTAGTAGTCAAATCCTTCAAACCTACAACATCATCATGCATATTCTGCATCTCACGAGTAGCAGCACGCAACAACAACAACTTGAACGCTTTAATATTCGCACCGTCCAAACCGGCAGTGTACGTGATTGAAACACGATCATTTGCAAAGGCATTGAACAACTCAACACCGAAATCACGAGTAATGTAGTCTCGCTCGGCCACCTGAACCGTAGTACTTCCAGTAGGGCTAGCGGGTGTGATAGAAATAGACGATACAGAAACCACAGGACTGTTCTCTAAGTACAAAGTGTACATTGGCGTATACACGATCCCCGGACCAGTAAGAGTCGTGGCGGGATCAGTCGCATAATTGTAGTAGTACTGATTGTTATTTACACCACGACCGTAGTCGGGAATACGATAAGATTCAGTAAACTCGGTTTGCTCAATCGGGCGACGCAAATACGCTTCTAACTCTGCCTGCAGACCGTCGATCACAAACTGTGCAGCATCTTCCTGCACATTTGTTAGCGTAATGTCCATGTATGTTGTAATGTCAGATACAGTTATAAGCGCCATCTCAGTCCCACAAAGTCAAATTAAAAATTATATCAATCAGCCCTGAGTACGAGCGCCCGGACCAGCAGTACCTCTAGGAGTCCTACCCTGCTCACGCAACCTGCGGCGGATACGCTCTCTAACACGGTTAATTAAGCCACGCTCTTCTCTAGTTTCGCTATCTTTGATAGTAATTGGCTCAGGCATCGAAAACCTCCAAAAGTTCATTCTTCCACTACTTATAATACCGCAATATATGGGTGGTTTGAGATTACTCCTTACTCATCTCCCATAGGGAAAAAGAAACTCCCATCTAACAACATCATACCAATGACCGAATACCCGATAATATCCATGTAGGTATCCTCTAACGCCTCATTTTTTGCAGAAGCGCCAGACGCCAACAAGTTCTCTAGACGAGCAACTTTGTCGTGAAGGCGAAGAATCAGACCTTTATGCGAAAATCTGGCAATATTTTCTGGACCGTAGTCTCGCTGCTTGTCGCACAAAGTATTAGCCACAAACACCTGATCCATTGAAGGATTTGCATTTAGAGACATGCACGCAAGTTGCGACCACAACGACGAACTAGTCAACTCTTCAGTACCCAGAAAATAAGTTTCGATTAGCATATCTACATGCTCACGGATATCTCTAGTTATATCTTCAGACTTTACAAGGGGAGCCATTTCCCACACGAACTTTGTATGGATATGGGCTGAGGACTCCCAAGTCTTTGATAGTTGGTCAGTTACCACGTTGACCTCCAACGGCGTGGGAAATCATGACCTTCAGCATGTAAAACATCCAGAATGTTCCGGTTACCGCAAACGCTTGACCATAGCCGATTCCCGGCTCAAAGATGTCTAAATTTGGCCAAGCAGAATTCACTGCCATGTTTGAAAGCATCACAGAAAGTGCTGTCATTCCATTAAAAATACCAAAGACAAAAATGCCGTTAAGTAATGACAGTGCTGGGCCCATGCGATCAGGTTTACTTTCTTGAGTGAGTTTACCGAGAATTGTTTCCCAGTCGTTTCTATCGTTGTTCATTTTTCTCCTTAACTATTTGATGAATTCGCTGACGAGACAAACCGTAAGCCTTGGCAATTTCAGAAAGCGACGAGCCTTTGGAATATGCGACACGGATTTTGTTGTTGCGTAGAACAACCAACGCATGTGATTGGGGTCCCGGTCTCAATGGCCCCCAGTCCCAAGTCGGTATACTTGCTAGTAGCCGTACCCTATCATCTGACAGTGCATTCTGTCTGTATCTTGTACGCATATAACTGACCCAGTTACCCAAGTTAATTTCTTCACCAGAGTCTAAGAACTCTATGTGCCCACTAGGAACTGCTGCGTCGCCATACCGCTGCTGATACTGTACTAGGGCACTATAGTGCTTCTTCCATCGTGCGTTATGGTTCATAATTGTATGTTATTAAAAATCGTCTTCCGTGTCAAGTTGTCGTTGCGAGAATTTATGCAAACTCAATCGTTTTAGACAACGCACGAATTGTTGCAACAGTCTCAGAAAGCCCTGCGGCCTCAGACCATACAACTAAATCATCGCCTACTTCTGCTTCCAGCGCTTCCCAACAGTAAATAAACCGCTTCCTGTAACTCGCCGGAATTGATTCCACAATTAAATAGAAATCATCGCACTCAGGTACGCCAGACAAACCAAAAATGGCACCAAGTGCGTATGGTAAAGAAACTGAGCCGAACTCATCAACAGCGACAGTGTACGAAAGCCCGCAGTAGTCGATCATATCAGCCAAATACGATAAATCAACAAAAATCTTTTGCTCTTGATATTTCTTTAACATCGACATAACATTAGTATAAATACAAAGCGGGGTCCGGTGCAAGTGACCAGACCCCGCCTAGATAATTCGATTGTATAATCGGTTACCGGCTTCTTAACCGATCTCCACAATCTCCTCCTTCGGGGTTAGCCTACTTGCCGGTACAAGTATTAATCTATACCCCTAACTTGCGCCAAAACGCAACTCTCTTAACTATAATACCAAATCACCCGAGCAGAGAATCTCCGGGCTTCCATGCGCAACCAGTAAGTCCACCTGTCTGAAGTTCCTTGAGAGTACGAAGTATTTCATCAACGTTTCGACCAATATCCAAATCGTCCACAGTCAAAGAACGAATCATTCCATCTTCGTCTAAGATGAACGTGGCACTCAAAGCGACATTTTCCCACTCATCATCAACACCAAGCATTCTAGCCAAAGACAGTCCTATATCGGCGCAAAGATTATGACGGATACCAGAAATCATAGCATTTTGGTTCTTCCACGCTAACTTGCAATACTCATTGTCCCCACTAAAACCAAGAACAGTTACGCCTTCATCAACAAGGCGATCCATCTCGGCAATTTCAGTGGGACAAATGAAAGTAAAGTCCTTAGGGTAGAAATAAATCACACTCCACCCACCTAGAATGTCATCTAGGCAAATATCAACAATGTTGTTATCCCTATCAATGGACTTAACTCCAAAAGGCGGGAACGGTTCTGCTACTCCAATCATATGGGTATGATACAAAGAATGGTAGAACTTGTCAAGTTATCGAATGGGACAACTTCCCGTGGCACATTCCGCATCGAATTCGTCGTCTGACATGATAGTTGAACCCGTCAACTTCTCACCAAGAGGAGAAGTAGCATCAATCATAGCAGTATACTCTTCTAAAGACAACTCGCCCATCGGAGCCTGATCGAAACCATGCTCGCTATGAAGCAGGAACGAAACAGACTTCATCTCACCCCAGTTCTCGGAAAGATACTCACGAATCTCATCCAACTCTTCCTTACGGTAGTACACAGTCACTGAAATAGCATTGTCTGCCCAAACCTTCTGCAACAGTCGAACAAGGTCCATCTGTTGAACAGCGGACATGCTTTCAGCAAGAATAGTGTTCTCTGGGAAAGCACACGGGAACTCAACCACAACAGTCCTATGGTCCTCAGAACCATCGAAGTTCCGCAGGGGCTCAACATGGAATCCCTTGTTGCGGCAATAATTAACAAGAATATCTCCGGATGCCATACGCATACGCTTAACGAAGTACTGACTGAAGCCCGGATGCACGCCCGGAGTCACACCCGGAAGCAGGCTCAAAGTACCTGAAGGCTTAATGGTCGTGAGACGAACAGACTCTGGCCAGCCACGCTCTGCAGACCACTCTGCATCAAAAGCACGCAAAGACTTGTATGTTTCATCCAACCATTCGATCTTATCCATCGCCTGAGCAACACCAGTGATACCCAAACCCAGACGCATATTTGACGAAGTGATCCTATCCGAAGCAGGGTCAAGATAAGACAAAGCAGACGTAGCCTTCTGAACCTTATACAGCAACCTAGCAATATCAACCAACTCTTCCTTCGAAGAAATCATAGGCAAGAAAATCTCTGAAAGGTTACACGACTCACGATTAGCCAACGGAATCTCAGCGCAAGGATTAACGCCAACAATAGACGGATCAGGACGCTCCTCGCCCATACGCCCAAACTTGCGAGAGTTGTCAAGGTTGAAGAAACCGTACGGCTCCCCATTCCCCTTATACCCCTCCCAAATAATGTCTGGCATATCCTTCATCTGCTCATTAGAAACAAACACAGTGTTGTTAGACATGGCCCGCTCAATAGGGATATTGCCAAGGTCCCAGCGCTTAGCCATCAAATACTGCTCGTCGTCCAAACGGCCAACGGCGATCTCTGCGCTACGACGAACATTACCAGCAACAACAATAGAGCCGATAATGTTCATGCAATCCAGAACTTCAACCGAAGTAAGCGTACGACCAACAGCGCCATCCAGAACGGCGCAAATCTTTTCAATACCAGAAATAAGAATATTCGGGCCAGACGCAGTACCACCAAACGTCTTGATCGGTACACCAGCAGGGCGAATCAGATGAGTGGCATAAGTCATCTTACGAGGGAAGTCATCATCACCAAGATAGCACTCAAAAACCTTACGAATGACATTACCCCAACCCTCACGAGTATCTGGAACAATGAAGTCGGAATCGTTAGCATCCTGATTATCTACCCACGCCGCACGAACAACACCCAAACGCTCAGGCTTATCACACGAGAAGCCAACACCGCCTCCAAGCATTAGGCGCTCAACGGCCCAAGAAAAATCACTGGGCTTCTCTACATCAACAAACCAGCAGTTAACAAGACTATCGCCACCAAGACGCTTATTGTTAGGAGTACCCAACTGCCACAACATCCTACCAGCCACAGAACCCTTCAAATTGAAAAGGTAGTCGTACAGCCTGATTGCCTCGTCTTCTGACAACTGAGCACCAATCTCCTGTGCACCATTAACCACACGCTGAATAGTTTCATGCCACTCCTCGGTACGAACGATAGTATCACCCTCAAATATAGGTCGGGCATAGGTTCGCTTATAAGTCACATACCCTAAGCCACTGAATCCCCACGGGGGCATCTTGTCTTCGTACGAAGCGGCGTATGTGTCTGAAATGAGGAAATGGCTCACTGAAAATTCTCCTTGTATAAAGTGTGTGTACTATTAAAAATGGTGGTTTTAGTATTCTAACCGGTGGGGCAAAATGAAAAGCGTCAAGTTGTCGTGAGACTCAAACAAATTTGAGTTCTCATCATACCACAGTCCTAGATGTCTGTCAAAATCAGAGTTCTGCTAACTTCCTAGCCAACTCAGTCTCGCCACAGAACAACAAAAAAAGTCCAGCAGGCTGTTTGTTTATCGAAACAACTGCTTTTTCACGTTTGCTGATGTTCACGGAGAACAAACCAGCCGCAGACAACTTCCGGATAGAGTCAACAAAACTTAAAGTAGAATCAATCTCTAAACCGTGTGTCTTTGCTTTTTTCATTAGGAGGCTTATACTACCAGACAACTTACCTTCAGTCAACAGGGAATATAGCAACACCGTCGCAAACGCTTCCCAACTACCAAAAAGTGACAAAGATGGTCTAGTTGAAATGTTGGATAGCAGGGAATCGCTCCTAGACGACAAGCACACCGCTGCTTCCAAAGCATAGTCAAACTCATCGTGGATAGCAAAAAATAATACGGCATTGTCACGCACCTCCACCATGCTCAACACTTGATTCTCAAAAACACAATCAATCAAGCAGAATTCACTCGCAACGGAAACTACAGTCTCAGCCTGATCAAAAGAATACGTCTCAGTCCCAGAATTAACTATGGAGTGAAAAACTAAAGCAAGGTCAAGGGTTTGGTCGTGTACCACACCTTGCTCATGAACAATAAACTTTAAAAGATTAGATATGCCAAAAATTAAATCGTCATCAATAGAGTCCAGTACCTCTACATCGTCATTTGTCCACGTAGGTATAGGGAAATCTGTGTCGTCTTCAAATATGGGCATACCCTAGTATAGCAAAAGCCCCCCAGCCGAAGCCGGGGGGCCCTTGAACTAATTACTGTTTTTAATTACAGATTATCAGGACGGCTCAGCGTCAAAGTCAACATAAACGAATGACTCTGGGCGCTTCACAGCGAGAGCAAGACGCTCTTCAGCAAGCACCACGATGGCGTTGCGAGTGAAGAAGTCCTCATGATTCTCTGAAATACGGATAGATGCAGCCTCACGGTCGTACAACTGAGCACCGGTACCGAACGCACCAACGAGAGCCTTGCCCTCGGTCATGGCCGGAGTGTCGATGACAGGAATACGCCAGACACGTGACTCAGCGCCACCAGCAACTGACATGGCAAGCAGGTAAGTACCCTGCGAGTTCTTCGTCAGTTCGATGTCTTCCCAGTCTGACGGGTGGACGATGATGCCGGTCGGCTCGTAGTAGGCGAGGTACGCCAGAGTAGCCGCACGACGGAGAGCATCCGCCTTTGTGTCAGCAACAGGCGAAGTTGCACCTGTTGACCATGCGTACGTCTGGATTCCAGACGTAACCGTGATACCAGTAAGGTCCTCGCCGGTACCAGTACCGTTGAGAATCTGAGCATCCTCAGTCAGACGCAGACCGTAAAGCAGTTCGTTGTCGATGATCGACCGCAACTGCGGCTCATCAGCAAGAACGTTACGGTGAGCGGCTTCCCAGTGAGCGATGGTCCGAACTGGAGCCTGCTCACCCGTGAAGGTCATTGATGACTGTGGCTTCTGACCGAAGGCGCTACCTGAATACTCAGGAACCACCGAAGCGGCGTTTGTAAAGCCAGTCTGACGGAAGTACTCAATGACAGCAGCATTCGTGGTACGTGCCGGGAAAAGGTCACGAACACGGCTACGACGCTGTGCAATTGGGACAATACCGTCACGCTCAACACCACCAAAAGCAGAAGGTGTGCCTGAAGGAAGACCTGAATAGATGTCCTTCGTGTGAAGTGACTTCGCCTCGAAAGGAGCAGTCATGTTCACGCCAGCCTTACCACCCTGAAGTGACTTGAACTCGTTTGAGTTGAGGAATGCCTCACCGACTGAACGGCTACGGGCAACTTCACGCTCAACGCCTGCAGCAACTTCTGCTGCAACTGACTTGTACTCGGCCTCTGAGGACCAAGCCGACACGTCACGAAGTGTGGTCATGTCATCAATAAGACCCTTGATTTCACGAATCTGGGTCATGTTATTCTGGAATGCTGACTTCTTCTCGTCATCAGCGATGAGGGTTGTGCCCTCAAACTGCATCGAATCAGCGATCTGCTGCTGCTCTGACATCTTCGAAGTCAGAGCGGTCTTCAGTTCGTTGAGCCGACTCTCATCAAAACTCATGTTCAGTCTCCTTAAAGTTTGAGTTTAACATGTTTACTGTTTAATGACAGGCGACCCAACGAAATTGTTGAACACCAGTCAAGTATTATGCTAGCACCTGCGTAAAGACAATCACGGAAACTTTTGCAATAATCTATTGAAGGGCTAACAATTTATAGTCTACTGTATATACCTAGGATAGATCAAGTAGTCTACTTGCGAGTACTGCGAGGATGCTTCTTGGGGAGAAGATCATTGTCCGTAGTGTACTTTGGATTAGCAGGCTTACCGCTAGACGTTAGTTTCAAGAACGCATTGACACGCCCCATCGCCCACTGTTGCCTATTCATTTTAGGTCTATGCGTCTGAGAGAAAGCCCCTGCACCACGGCGCCACACTGCTTTAAGCATCCCTAAAGTCACCTTGCGTTCCTCTTTACCACGCTTAACCATTCGCTCATTATGCTCTGTAACCTTGCCCTTTAGCGCATTCTCAACAGCATCAGATAGCGCTATGCCCCCACGTGTGCTTGCAGCCGAACCCGGCTTATTCTTATCTGACCCACGTACACGCTCTGAAGGCTTAGCAGGTGTTTTAGGGTCATTAGGACCATACGCCTTTGCTGATTTCTCTCGCTTCTTCCAAGACTCTGGAATAATATCAAGCCGACCAAGAGCACGAGCACGCTTCAAAATATGTCGCTTAGCGGCATCAGGGTCCTTCCCTAACCCAAACGCCTGAATCGCATTACGCAAATCCCCAACATCACGAATAGGGTACGACCCATCAGGAAGTGCCCATCCACGCTTAGCATACTCGTCTCGGCGGCGGTCCGTATAGACACGCTTCTCTTCTATAGAATCGAACGACTTTGAAGTCCCCTCCACCCTAGCAACAATATCCTTAGACCACGTATATCCAGCGTCACCGCCCCACAACGCCCAAGCAATTCGACCATTGGACGGGAAACCTTTCTCACCCGGACGATAGCCTTCAGCCTTGGAATCACTTTGGTGTCTATCAAAAAACGCTTTCATACGTTTTACCGTTCGATAAGGAAGGTCTCTGCCATTCTTGATATCACGAGCACGAGCAATACCTACCATTGTCCCACCACGACCAAACTCTTTACGCCACTTAAGAGCACGCTCTGCCTCATCCACCATACCTGACGTGGGTTTAAAAGAATCGCTTGCTGCAGCCTTGGCGGAAACTAAACCACCGCCCGGAAGAGTCTCAATGCCACGAGGGCCACGCTCACGCAAATTTTCCCAAGTCTGACTATCCGTAACAACACGGCGGGCGGGGCGAGCGGCACGAATAATACGGGAATTCCTACGGCCACCAGAGTTCCCGTGCGCCGCATTATGTTCCTCTGGAGTCCCACACGGAGCCCATACACCTTGACGTGGCTGGTGAGCGCCAACACACCCTAAACGAACAGCAGCCATCTCAGCCTCCGCACGAGTAGAGAACATGGCTTTATCCTTAACAGCCTTTAAATTAAAGAACTCTTCAACAACCTTCTTGCCCCGCTGCTTTTTCTTCCACTCCCTAAAAGCAGGATTACCTAATTCAATTAATTTTTGTAAGTCACGAGAAGACTCGCACGGACCCCAAGCGTCCTCGCTGACACGATGCGCCCCAGAACACCCCAATATTTCAGAAAGTTGCTCAGCAAGTTCCTTAGTTGGTACGGTCTGTTCTAAAATAGGGTCCTTTGCCATTACAACCCTCCAACTACTTTCAAAATTTGAGTAATAGCGGTAGTATCTTTCGTGGTTTCAGCAGACTTCAACAACGCATAAACTGCTTTAATGTCATCAACATAGGAGTCCGGTATATCGTCAGGGTCAACGTCTGGATTAGTTTCTAAGTCTTCACGTAAATCTGTGAACGCCTGAATAAGCCTACTTATCTGAGCAAACGAAACCAAGCCCGGATTAGCCGTGGGAAACATAGTGATATATGTTTGCAAATCTGCTTCAGATAAAGAATCAATATGCTTTTCCATCTTTTCCGACTCAGCATTATACTCTTTAATTTCAGTTAACATAGAGTCATACTGATCTTCAGAAATCTCGGAAGCGTCAGGAAAAAAATGAAGAAGACGCTCGTCAGTGTAAATAGGGACATCGAAATCCCTCAACAACTCAAATTGCTCTACAATC